TTCAGAATATAAAACAGAATCTCAAAGATTAGACCTAATTTAAAACATTCAATTATTCACTTAAAAATTCATTCAATTAATTATTATGGCTACTGCTCAAACTTACCGCAGACAATTCAACAAAACTTTCAAAATAGTTGATGAAGTTGCGTCCGAATATTATGACCTATTAGGTCAGGAAAAAATTAGCGAAGATGATAATTTTATTTGCACTTATGCAGATTTAGAAAGATATGATTCTAGTGATTTTAAATGGTTAGAAAAAAAGGATAAAGAAATTGAAAAAAATAATTCAACTATACAAATGTATGAAAAATTTATTAAAAATTTAAAGAGGGAAAATGAATTAATTGAAAGACATACAAGAAATATGAAAGAAACAATAAAAAATGGAAATGGAATTGACAAAGAATATTGTAAATACTTACTGGAATGTGAAAAGGAAAATAAGAAATAGAAAAAATTAGTTCAGGAACTAAATAATTTAAGCTAGATTTTAGATAGTCTAGCTTTTTTTAATGCTTGATTTTTGAATGATTTTAAATCTGTTAATGTAGTATTGCATAGGCAACTTTTTAAAATTATAGGATTCTCACTTTATATAAATTTCTTAGTCATACTAATTGTTTATGAGTCTTAAAAACTGTCTAATTCTTTAAATTTTGAGACTGAATACAGTTTTTATTGTGATATTTTATATTTGATATATAGCAGAAAAAATGGTAAAATTAGAAGGTAAACCAACCTAATTTACAACCATGGGAAAAACTATTGAAACCTTTTCAACAACAAAAGGACACAGCAAAGTCTGGAAATCTGAAAGACAATGCATTGAGGAGCTGATCCAACAAGAAGAAAAAATGCTCCAGACTTATCTATTAGTTTTTAGATTTCTTAAAAAAATAGATGGATTAAAACTAGGAGACAAAGGAAGGGAAAAAGCTTACGAGATAGCCGAGCAGATGGGATTAAATTTCTATTTTAGAGGTTATTCTGATAATCATGAATCTACTAATTATATTTATACAAAAGAAAGAACTTGGAAAAATTGGAATTATGCTTTTGAACCTGTGAAAGATTTAACTGTAAATATTGGATATGGCAGAAAAGCAATTAAAATTGATTACAAAGAAATTTGTAAAAAAGAATTTTACAGATCAGTTACTGTTTTCAGAAAATCAATCAGTGCAATGCGAGCAGCATTAAAAACAAATAAACCTGAAATAATTGACAACATGGAAGCACAAGTGAAAGAGCTTCAGGAACAAATAGACAAAAACAAAACAAGTATCAGAGGTAATTAATTATGAGACAGCCAACAGATTACATCAACTCAGGAAATCAATTCGCAGATACTCTAGTCAAAAACTGGATAGCAAACTTGCCCGACTGTTTCACTGTGGACTTTGCAAAGGATTGCAGCAGACACGGAAACCCCAACCAATATAAAATTATCATCACAAAAAATTAATTCTTTTTATTCTCTTTCCCGTATCACTTGCCATGAACAACCCAAACAACCTAAACCGTTTAAAAATTTACAGCTCACGTTCCCACCGATCAAACCGCACCAGACTTAATGCAACGGTTTTCATAATCACACTAGCTTCCATTCTGTGGGCCTGCTATCTCACAGACAAAGGTTATAGAAAATGTCTACAAGCAGGACAACACACAGAACTAGAATGTGTGAAGCTTCACTACGGTTGAAGCACTTCAGGAACTAAATAATTTACAGCTGCAGCAATGCAGCTTTTTTATTATCTGAATTTTTCCATGCTATCCCGTAGAATTTTTCCACAATTTTTTTCACACACTACCCACTGGGGACACATTGCAAAATTTTTTTACGGCTGTATTAAACCCCTGAACCTGCTGATAAATCTAAGCATAAGCGATAAATGTACTACAATATAATAATACTACAATATTACTTTAGTGTCAACTATTTTTCTTGGGTTCTACTGAAATTGATAGCTGTGGAGTGTTTAAATTGATGTTCTCTACACTCTCCCCTACTACTTTACCAAGAGAATCTAGTATTTGAGCAGCCGTTTGCAACTGACCCTTTCTCACAGCCTGTTCAAAAAGTCTCATTCTCATTCCCTGGAGTCGTGAGATCATCTTTTCTCTATCCTTTTCCCAATCCTCATCGTTCCATTCTTTTACCTTTCTCCAATCGCTCCATGCAGTTTCAACTCCAATCTGCTCTCTGGAAGCGTGTTCTAGTACAAGTTGTCTTGTAGTTTTACCTGTTAACTGCCTTGAGTATAGTTTTTGCCTTCTAGCTTCTATCACTGCATCAGGTTGTCTCTTTCCACATACTCTCCCATCTTTACGAGCTCGCTCAGATGTAAATTGACCATTTGAATTACGAAGAACAGAATCAGCCACGGACTAAATTTGTTGTTAATACTTGAATAATAACCCTAAATATAGTGTTTAGTCGACAAAAACACGGAAATCCGTCAATATTTAAGCTATTCTTTACTACATGAGCACAAAAACAGCCGAAAATCTATCACTTAGATGGGCACAGGGGGAGGTATTCAATGCAAAAGAAAGATTTAGGGTACTGGTAGCTGGCAGAAGATTCGGAAAATCATATTTATCCTGTATCGAACTACTAAAAGCAGCAATAGATCGCCCTGGCGAAACATATTTTTACTGTGCCCCTACCTACCGCATGGCAAAAGACATTGCCTGGAAAGAAATAAAGAAATTAATCCCACCAGAGTGGATTCAATCTAAAAACGAAACCGACCTCAAGATAGAACTAATTAATGGCTCGCTAATAGAACTCAAAGGAACTGAAAACGCAACAACCCTACGTGGCCGAAGTCTAGCTGGAGTAGTACTTGACGAAGCAGCCTTCATGGATTCCGATGTATGGTTCCAGGTAATCAGACCAGCCCTCGCAGATAAACAGGGTTGGGCACTCTTTATTTCCACACCAGATGGCACAGCATCATGGTTCTACGATTTATGGTGCTACGTTCCAGATGATGAAACAGGTGATTGGAAACGCTGGAGCTTTACAACAATAGACGGAGGCAACGTACCGACAGAAGAAGTTGAAGCAGCCAGGGCCCAGTTGGACAGCAGAACTTTTAAGCAGGAGTTCGAGGCAAGTTTCGAGAATCTCACTGGTCTCGTTGCAGTCTCCTTTTCAGATTCCAACATTTCTAGCGAAGCGGAGGACATATCCATCGCCCCACTCTTGCTAGGAGTCGATTTCAACGTAGACCCACTTTGCGGAATTTGTGCTGTCCGACACAGAGATATACTTTACGTCTTTGACGAGATAATTTTGACAGGCGGTGCAACAACCTGGGATTTTGCCGAAGAAGTTACAAATCGTTACGGAGTAGATAGAAGAATAATCGCTTGCCCCGACCCAACGGGTGCAGCCCGAAAAACATCAGGAGTAGGATCAACGGACCACACTATCCTACGCAGAAGCGGATTTACTGTGTCATCTCCCAGATCCCCCTGGAAAGTCCGTGACAAAGTAACCGCAATAAATACTGCACTATATGACGCAATGGGAGAACGCAGAACTTTAATACACCCACGCTGTAAAGAACTTATAAAATCGCTCCGCACCCTGACTTACGCTCCAAACACAGGTATGCCAAACAAAAATCTAGGAGTTGACCACGCATTTGACGCTTTCGGCTACCTATGTCTCCAGCAATTTAACCTTGCCAAACCAGAGACATTAGGCCAGACTTCGTTTAGAATATACTAAGAGTTTCCTTTTTCCACTATGTATCATTCCACTACAAAGAAAAAGAAGAAGAAAAAGAAAGGAGGTAAAAAACGTGGCGAATGTTCCTGTAAATAAAGCGTTATACTCTAGGGTAAAAGCAGAGGCAAAACGCAAATTTGCTGTTTATCCATCGGCTTACGCTAACGCATGGCTTGTACGAGAGTACAAAAAGCGTGGTGGCACTTATCGCACAGGAACTAAGAAACGTGGCAAGAAGTAGCGGTGGTCTAACCCGTTGGTTCAAAGAAAAATGGGTAGATGTCAAAACAGGAAAGCCTTGTGGTCGTTCAAAAGGCGAAAAAAGAGGCTATCCAGCTTGCCGACCTAGTAAGCGTGTCTCAAGTAAGACACCTAAGACTGCTGGAGAGATGTCATCAGCCGAAAAAGCACGATTTAAACGCGAAAAAACGGGTAGTAAGAAGATAACTTATCAACATAGACGAAAAAAGAAGAAAAAATAACTGTAAAAGTTGCAGTTTCACGGTAATATAGTGCTATATAGTATATTTTTCGCAAATCATGGCATTTTTTCGTGGTGAAGAAGGCTCTGTATCATTTGATAACGGAACTGGATCAGTAGGTGCAGTAGCCTCTACGACTTCATGGACTTTAGATGTAACAAAAGACACTCTTGAGTGTACTGCTCATGGAGACACCTCCAGAAAGTATGTAGGATCTTTAAAATCTGGTTCTGGCACAGTTGATCTTATCTACACAGCAACATCTGGCGATGATACTGCGGAAATAATCTCAGACGTATTGACTTCTGAAGATAGTGGCGATGCTTCATTTAATCTATTCTTGGATACTTCAGGAAGTAAGAAAGTAAGTTTTAACGGAATTATTACAGGAACTACATATAGTGCTGCTGTTGGTGATTTAAACACAGTTTCAGTTAGTTTTGTAACTAACGGAGACATTACTGCTGCTCTCTAATGCCCAAAAAATCTTATTCAGCAAAGCAACGTAAGCTCGCTGCTGTAGCCCCACCACGGGATAAGATCACTGGTGCTGACTTTAAAAAACTTAAATCTAAGAGGAAAAAGAAAAAGAAGTGAAACTCACACCTCGCCAAAAAAATTTGTTAGAAAAACATTCTGAACACCACAGTGCAAAGCACATGGAGTTTATGAAAAGGCGAATGAGAGCAGGAGATACTTTTACTCAAGCCCATAAAAAGGCACAGGCTAAGGTGGGCAAATGAGAAAACGTAAAGGAGTCAGTTTATCTGTAGGTAGAGGAGAGAAATCCAAAAAAGGTGGACTTACTGCAAAAGGTCGTGCGAAATACAATCGTGCTACTGGCAGTAATTTACAAGCACCTGTTACTGAAAAGAATCCTACTGGTAAAAGAGCAGCAAGAAGAAAATCATTTTGTGCCCGTATGTCTGGTATGCCAGGTCCATTAAAAGATAAAAAAGGGCGACCCACTAGAAAAGCGTTAGCATTAAAACGATGGAGGTGTTGAAATGACTTATGCTGTACCAGGTCCAATCCGAACAAACATTGTTTCATCTACTTCAGTAGGTGGGATAGACAGCCCTTTTACTCGCACGAGGGCTGTCCTAGACATGATGAAAGGTTGGGAAATAATGAAAGCTGTAACCGAAGGAACTGATTATTTAAGAACAAATAGCGAAGCATTTTTACCTTTAGAACCAAGAGAAGATTACGAAGCCTATCTCGCAAGAGTAAACAGAGCAGTATTTAGTCCTTTTACACAAAGACTAATAAGAGCAGCTACAGGTCTAGTATTACGCAAACCAATAACACTGACAGGCGATCCATACTGGACAGAAATGTTCAAGGCAGACGTAGACGGAAGAAAGTCAGATTTAGATGAATACGCACGAAGAATACTAATGTGTTCTCTTACATACGGCCAAAGTCACATTCTTGTAGATTATCCTGCACCTTCAGGAGCAGTCAGCCTTGCAGAAGAACGTCAACAAAACCGCAGACCATATTGGATTGAAATAGACCCAAATAATTTATATGGTTGGAGACTAGACAGAGAATCAAATTATGGAAACTTGATACAGGTAAGACTAGCTGAGAAAGCTGTGCTTCCAGATGGTGAATTTGGTGAACAGGTATTCGATCAGATAAGAGTAATTGAGCCAGGTAGATACAGGGTATTTCGTAAAAAAGAACAAATTGAAGAAATGTATGACGTATCAGATAATAGTGTCACTGGTAATTTTGAAGTAGGTTCAGCAGATAAAGACTACCGACAAGTAGAATCTGGCAGTTTTTCTCTTGGTGAAATACCTTTAGTAACTGTTTATTCTGGTAAAACAGATAATTTAATCAGCAAACCACCATTACTAGACATTGCATACTTAAATCTTGCACATTTTCAAAGACAAGCTGATTTAATACACAGTTTACATGTTGCTTCACAACCTCTATTAGTTATGGAAGGTTATGACGATCAAACCAAAGACCTTGCTATATCTGTAAATTACGCAATGGCTACACAGCCTGGCAATAAAATATATTATGTAGAGCCAGCTTCCAGTGCTTTTGATGCACAATCAGCAGAAATAAAAGAGCTTCAGATGCAAATGGCAACACTTGGAATCAGTACACTATCACAACAGAAATTTGTAGCTGAATCTGCTGACGCTCGTAGATTAGATCGTGTAGATACAAACTCCATGCTTGCGATGGTATCTATGGAACTAGAACAAAAGCTACAAAAAGCCTTCAATCTCTCAGCCGAGTATGTTGGAATCGAACCACCTGAAGTAAAAATTAGCAGAGACTTTGATATTGAAAGACTGATTGGACAAGATATTACAGCTTTGACATCACTATTTGATCAACAAGTCATTGATAGAGAAGAATTTAGAGATATTTTAGTCCAAGGTGAAGTTTTACCAACAGCAAATGAGGTCAAACCCGAATAGTTTGCTACAATAGTATATAAGTACAAACATTTTCATGTCTAAAGCCATAGATCGGGTGCTTCAACCTGATGGTTCTTATAAATGGGAAGAGGTAGAACTTAAAAATGAAGCTGACGAAGCTCCTGTTGTTTGTCCTGCTCCCGAACCTTTAGTTCCTGGAGAATTAGCTATTGATGAAACTGCTCCTGAAAAGGGTATTCTCACTGCTAATTTAAAAACCATGACAAAATCTGAACTTGAAATTTATGGCCGTTCCATAGGTATTGAGTTAGACAAAAGGCACACCAAAGTAGATTTGATTGCCGAACTAGAACAATTTATTTCTGCTAAATAATTATGATTGAAGAAAAAGTAATTCAGCCTGATTCCGTGAATCCTCCTGAACAGCCCGTGGCTGACACTCCTTCACAACCACAAGCACCAAATCTTGATTCTATAAAAGCAGAATACGAAGCAAAATTAGCTGCTGCCCGTAAGGAAGCTGTAGAGGCAGAAGAAAAATTTAAAGGCATCAAGGGTAAACTAGATGATGTTTATAAACAAAAAGAAGAAAAACGCACCAAAGATTTAGAAGAACAGGGTCAATGGAAAACTCTTTGGGAGGAGGCTAATAAAACAGCCCAAGAAAAAGAACAACAGATAATGAATTTATCTCAGCAACTTGAAGAGATGAAAAACTCCCACGAAACAGCTTCTACTAAAACAACAGCACTTGCAGCTATCAGCAACCAAGGAGTTATAAACGCAGAACAGATGCTCTCTTTGTTACAAAACAAGTTACAAAAGAACGCTGAAGGAAAAGTCGTTGTTCTTAATGGCGGTGTAGAGCAGGATCTCAATTCGTATCTCACGAGTCTCAAAAACCCTGGTAGTGGCTACGAGCATCATTTCAAGCCAAGTTCTGCTGCTGGCATGGGTGCAAAACCTAGTCCTGTGGCAAACGCTGGTGGAGGTCAGGTAAATCCTTGGAAAACGGGCAATCTCACTCAACAAATGATACTATTAGAACAAGATCCGCAGCTTGCAGCAGTGCTCAAGCAAGAGGCTCAAAAATAGTTAGTTTCTGTGAAACTAAT